GCTACATGAGCTAGAAACTTTACCAAGTGTAACTAATAACGTGGCGCTACAACAGGGGCGGTGTCAGGTTCTTGGCGAAATAGTCAAGTTAGTTAAGGAAGCCCCTACTAAAATGTAGCAAAGGCATAATGTCAGCTACTTACCGCATACCATAAGGAGCGAAAAATGGCACTACCAAAGCAAGTTCAGAAACAGTCTGAGGCAGTACAGGAATTGTATAAAGAGCTCAATGAACCCGAAGAAAACACAGTTGGAGAAACTGTAGTTGAAGAAGAGCTGCCTACTGCCGACAGTGTAGAAGAAACTGCTGCTGAATCTTCCGTAGAGCAATCGGGAGATCGCCAATCTGGTGAAAATTGGCAACAAAAGTATAAGACTCTTCAAGGCATGTACAATGCAGAAGTTCCGCAGTTACGGCAAACAATTCAAGAGCTGGAAGGTAAAGTATATCAGTTTGAGAATTTGCTCGCTAACATAAATCAGCAGAACCAAAATCAGCAAGCGCAACAGGCACAACAGCTTAAGTTGATTTCTGATGAGGAAGCTGAGGAATATGGCGAAACGCTGGACGTTATGCGTAAAGTGTCCAAAGAAGAGTTTGGTAATATTGGGTCAGAGGTTAATGCCTTAAAAGCTCAGATTGCCCAACTATCCCAGCATACAGCGTCTCAAACGCAACAGCTGTCTAGCGCAGTTGGACAAACGCAGGAGGAGTTGTTCTGGAATAGGTTGAATGCTCTTGTACCTAATTGGCAAGAAATAAACGCCACTGACGGATTCAAAGCATGGCTTGTAGAAGTTGACCCACTTTCGGGTGTATCAAGGCAAGCGTACTTAGATGAAGCTCAGAGTCGTTTAGATGTCGATAAGGTTGCCCAGTTCTTTACTACTTGGTCTAGCTTAAATGGTGAAGTATCTGCTCGACCGACTACTAAGTCATCCGAACTTGAGATGCAGGTGTCTCCTAAGAAAGGCAGGTCATCTACATCAACACCTTCAGGTGGTAGCAAACAAACATGGTCGCAAGCTGATATAGCTAAGTTCTATGATGATATCCGCAAAGGTAGGTTCAAAGGGCGTGATGATGAGCGTAGTCAAATTGAACGCGACATTTTTGCAGCTCAGCAAGAAGGTCGTATCGTAACCTAATGTTGTAATGCGATAAGGAGGCCCAAAATGGCTTATGCAACATCCCCTGGGCACCCCCAGTATACCGGGAATTTTATTCCTGAGATCTGGTCGGGCAAGCTCATTGAGAATTTCTACGATGCCACTGTGCTCGCAGCAATCTCAAACACCGACTACGAAGGTGAGATTCGTAGCATGGGTGACACGGTTAACATCCGTACCACTCCTGAAATCACAATCCAGACCTATGTTAAAGGTCAGACACTTAATGTCGAGCAGCCAGATAAGCCTAAGTTGCAGCTGGTCATCGACAAAGGTGAGTATTTCGCATGTATCGAAGACGATGTAGACGAAGTACAAGCTGACATCAACATGATGGATCAGTGGTCAAAAGATGCTTCTGAACGTATGAAAATTAAAATTGATGAGCGTGTCTTGACAGACGTTCTCACCGATGTTTCTGCGGACAACAAAGGGGCAACAGCTGGTCGTATTTCTGGCGACATTAACTTGGGTGTAGCAGGTACTCCTGTTGCTATCACAAGCACAAACGTCATTGATACTATCATCAATATGGGTACGGTTCTTGATGAAGCTAACGCACCTGAGCAGGATCGCTTCTTGGTGATCCCAGCTAAGATGGCTGGCTACATTAAGCAATCAGACCTGAAAGACGCTTCAATCACCGGAGACGGCTCGTCACCATTGCGTAACGGACGCCTCGGTATGATTGATCGCTTTACCCTTTACGTTTCTCATAACCTTTACAAAAACGGTTCTGAGTTCAGCGTAATCGGTGGCCATAAGATGGGCTTCACATTTGCATCTCAGATGACAAATATGGAAACCATCCGTTCTGAAACCACATTTGGTAATATCATCCGTGGTTTGCAGGTATATGGCTACAAAGTGGTCAAGCCTGAAGCTCTTGCAACTGCTGTTATCACGCTTTAATAGGAGGATCAGAGTATGGCTACATATACAGACTCACACGGCTTTAACAAAGGCAGTGCAGGTCATTCGGCTAAGGGACTTACTCGAATGACTATGGAAGAAGTGACCCTTGATTTTGCTGAGATTACTACAGCTCGTTCCACAGCAGGTGCTACAGCTCTTGCTGCTGGTGACATTCTTGAAGTGATCTCAATCCCAGCAAATTCATATGTCATGGCTGTAGGCGCAGTTACTGAAACTGTGCAAGGTGCAGCGTCAACTTTCCACATTGGAGATGGCGCAGACGCCGATGGCTACGTTGCTAGCGGTAACGCTAACGCACTAGGGGGCACAGCCTCTAACGGTGCGTTGTTGATCGCTAACAATGCTGGTAAGTATTACACTGCGGCAGATACGATTGATATTACAATCGGAGCTACAGGTGCAGCACTTACTGCAGCCAAAATCAAAGTTTGGGCAATCATTGCTGATTGTGC